CCCCGGCAATGCTGGGGTTTTTTTGTTGCTAGAGTAACAACGAACAGGATATTTGTTGAACATGACCACAAAGCTATCCGCATTGGATCGCCTTAAGAAGGCAGCAAACTTCACGCCATCTAAGCGTGTGGTGAAGCTGAACGACGGCACTGAGTTTGAGTTCTACGCAACACCGCTCACGATGTCCGAACGCGAGCGGGCGCAGAAAATGCCAGGCGGGGATGATGCCAATGGTTTCGGCCTGAACCTGCTGGTGCAGAAGGCGATAGATGAAAACGGGCAGCGGTTGTTTCAAGCTGGCCAGATCGCAGAGCTGCGCGAAGAGGTGCGTGATGATGACATCCAAAAGCTGATCCTTGGCGTGATCCAAGAGGATGAGCAGTCAGACATGAAAAGCACTAAAGACTGACCTACGACGCGACAACTGGCTCATGCTGCAGCTTTGCGTTGCAGCAGAACTTGGCATGAGCCTTGCGCGGTTGAATCAAGAAGTCACACCAGAGGAGCTACTTATTTGGGATGCGTTTTTTACTGTCAGAAGTGAAGAACGCGAAAAAGCGCTGAAGCGACGGCGTTAGACTGCTGATAGGTAATGGTGTAGCGCAGTGGCCGCAGTTGCTAACGTCGCAATCAACCTTGATTCGCGTGGCGTACCGGCAAAACTAAAGCAGATCGCGGATCGCGGCAAGGAAGTCGATCGGTCGCTGAATGGTGCAGCAGCTGCAACCACAAAAGCTGGGCGTGAGATAAAGACTGCAGCCAATGGGATGCAGTATTTCATTGATGCAACGGGGCGCGCCCAGAAGGTCAACGGGCAGTTTGTTACATCAACCGAAGCTGCGGCGGCAGGGATCAAAAAGCAAGACACAGCAGCCCGAAGTTTGATCGGCACCATGACCAAGCTGGCGGCAACCGCTGGCGCCGGTCGAGTTGCGGCAGGCATCACTCGCACTGCTGCGGGATTCGAGGAGGAGCTACGTCGCGCTGCCGCGATCGAAGGCGGCGGCAATCTGGATCAGCTGCGGCAATCAATCGAACGGGTTGCATCAACAGCAGCTGGCACTCCGACAGAAGTGGCGGCACTTGCTACATCATTAAGTCGTGCTGGCTTCACCGCAAAGGAAACCGGCGAATCGCTGCAAGGTATTGTCACTGGCGCTGAAGCAACAAGTGTTGCATTTGATCAACTTGGCAGCATCGTTTCATCCAGTTTGCGTTCATTTGGACTGGCTACATCAGACACTGCGTCAGTGGTTGATACGTTGGTGCAAACCGCCAACAGCTCAAACCAGACAATCCTGGACCTCGGCGAAGCATTGAGTTATGCAGCGCCAGGTGCGCGGACGCTTGGAATCAGTATTGGCGATCTGTCTGCAACGATTGGACTTCTTGCTGATAATGGCATTCGCGGCAGCCGAGCTGGTACGTCTTTGTCAACGGGCTTGAATCGACTGCAGCTTGCAGCATCCGGCAGCGAAGAAGCGCTGTTTGAAATTACGCGTGGCAGCGCAATGCTGACCAAAGCAATGGATACATTAGGCAGTCAAGTGCTAGACGCAGAAGGCAATCTTAAGCCTTTGGATGATGTGCTTCTTGCACTTAAAGGTAGTCTCGATCAATTAAGTGTCGGCCAACGTGTTGAACTAACGAAGGCATTATTTGGAGAGGACGCAGGGCGCGGATTCCAAGCGTTGCTGGCAAGCAGTGAAGAGAAAATCCGCAGCATGTTTCAAACAATCGAAAGCTCGCAAGGCAAGACAGAGCAAGTCCGCGAAGAGATGCGTGGATTCTCTGACAGCATGAAAGTGTTAGGTGGCAACGTCGAAAAACACCACGAATGCAATTGGTGATAAATTCATTGTTGTATTGAAACCATTAGTTGATGGGCTGAATGCAACACTGAAGGCTGCATCGGAGCTACCCAAACCAATACGTGACATCGGTGCAGCCCGCCGCCGCTGCCGGCATCGCTGCTGGTGGCTTTGCATTGGCTTTGAAGGCGTTGATTCCTACTGTCAAGCTGCTAACTGGATTGCTCGGCATCGGCGGCCTCGCTGGAGCGATGGCAGCACTGCCATGGGTAGCATTAACGGCTGGTGTTGTTGCATTGGGAGTTGCGTTCAAGGATTCAGCAGATCGCGCTCAAGCGTTAACAGATAAGTTAAGCAGTGATAAGTTGGCAGAGATTGATTCAGGTATTGGGCAGTTAAGAGATAGACAGGCTGAGCTAAATGCACAGCTTGAGCGGCTGCAAAACTCTGAATACTACAGAGGGTTGCAAGCTGACATCTTAAAAGTTAAGCAAGAGATTGATGATGTTGATCAGCGCATTAATCAGGCTACTAGAAGGCGGAGACTGGTTATTGAAATTGAACAGCTGTTCAAAGGCGGAAACGCCTAAACGAAAAAACTGCCCGCTGGTTATTCAAGAGCTAAAGATGGCCGGCCTCCTAATACCGTTTCGGCGTCACTACCGATGTAGCTACAGGTGCTGTATATACACCACCGAAAGGCGACAGCGCCGCCACCAGAACGAACAGCGACACCACGAGCAACACCACGAGCGCCAGCACCGCCGCCGATCGTTCTGGCCCTAGCCCAGAGGATATTTTGGCGCGTCAAACAGAGGTTGGCGCACAGTTGCTTCAGCAAAAAGAGCGAGAGTTTGCCTTATTGGTTGAACAAGACCCATTAATGAAAGAGCTGTTGCAAATCTCTTACGAAAGAGTAGACGCTGAAGAGCGTGTGAAAGATGCGGCTGCTGGGCAGCGTGATGAGTTGCTTAAAACAATTCAGCAAGTTGAGCAAGCTAAGGCTGGCCTCGCCGTTGGCAAAAGTTTGGCTGAATCTTTGATTGGCACAACCGAACAGCTAGACAGGGTTCGCAGTGGGTTTGCCGAAGGAATCAAGATTGACGAAGAACTGCAAAAAGCAAATCAGCAAGCAGACTTGTTCAAGGAAACGATGCAGGGCGCTGGTGACATCATTGGCAACCAGCTACGTGGTGCGATTGATGGTTTAATTGATGGTACAGCCGATTGGAACAGCATTTTGCAAGACACGTTAAAACAGTTAGGCGGTTTCCTGATTAAGTTTGGCCTTAATGCTTTAGCTGGCAGTGATGGCATTGGTATCCTTAGTTTTCTTGGCTTCGGCACCCGCGCTAACGGCGGCCCCGTCAACGCAAACGAGCCTTACATCGTCGGCGAACGCGGCCCTGAGTTGTTCATCCCATTCCAGCGCGGGCAAGTCGTATCGAATGAGGACAGTGAAGACATTATGGAGGCTGCGTTCCAGCGCAGCGGCGGCAGCTCCAACGTGAGCAACAGCTTCCAGCAGATGCAGATGGTGAACTTGCCGTTCACACGCACCAGCGAGAAGGTGCTGATGGAACGTCAAGAACGCGAACGACTCGCGGCAATCCAAGACCCTGGTGCGATCGACGTGCGCTACGAATCCAGCGTGATCAACAACGTAGAGTACGTCACGGCTGAGCAGCACCGCAAGGGCATGGCGCAGGCTGCTGAACGTGGTCGAGCGCTGACGCTTGAAGCAATGCAAAACTCAGTTAAGTTCCGCAGGAAAGGAGGCATCTGATGGCTGCATTTGCATTTGTTAATTACATCAAGCTGCTTAACAGCAATGGCACTCCAACGGCTTACGCTTACCAGAACTTTTCGGTCAATCAAACCAGGTCTTACAGCGGCACTACGTATAGCTTTTTGCCATTTGCTGTTTCAACCGGTGCAGGCACAAAAGGCGGTGACCGCTCTAACACGCAGCTTGGTGTTGGTTTGAATCAAATTAGCGTCAACATTTTCGCTGAAGCCGTTCAGCAGCGTTGGCTGCTTGAGCTGAAAACAGTAAGCCTTAGCATCAGCGATTTTTAGTGACGACACCTTAATACGTTCTGAGTTATGGCGCATTGCCAGCTATGACATGAACACGGAGCGTTTGGTATTAAAGTTATCTTCGCCTTCTAGATGCTGCAGCATCAGACGTTCCACGTCGTGTGCTAACTACTGCACTGGTCGGCGCATTGCCTACATCCGGCGCACTGGTGGTGAGCTAATGGACTGGGCACGCCTGGATCGGTTTACCACATGAGTTTGGTGCTGATCCTCGGCGCGGCAAAGCTGCTGACTGCTTGGTGATGGTCTGGGCAATCCTTGACGATGCGGGCATCCCACACCCTGACTTCCAATACGAATGGCTTGAGCTGGCGTGTGCTGCTGAATGGGACATTCTGGGATTGCTATGGGACCAGGCAACCGAACCATTGGATGAGCCTGAGCCCTATGCAGTTTGTTTGTTCGAGAACGGTGCAGCGGGGCTTGGCGTCGGTATCGTAGTAGATGACGGGGTTTTTAAATCGTGCATCATAAGCGTGGTGTGCGTTGGGTTCCGCTGAAGGCCATGCAAAACTTAGAGTATTGCCGTTTCCGATGATGCTGCCTTCTGATCGCTACCTCGCAGACATTCTTGGGCTGACGGAAGAACAATACCGTCACTTTCAGATCGAGGTGCGGAAACGTGCAGCCGAAGGTCCGCAGCCTGCTGTGGTTGCTGGATTTGGAACTGCCCTTGCGATTGTCAACCTCGTACTCGGCCTTGGTGCGTTAGTCGTTTCAGCGCTGCTGAAGCCATCGGTGCCGCAAGGCCAAGCGCCGGGGCAACCGCGACAACGGCAAGACACCACCGATCCAATCATCCGTAATGATCGATTCGCACCACGGTACGGCTTCGACAGCCAGCAGGATATTGCCACGCTTGGGAGCATCATCCCGATTGTTTACGCCAACCGCGAGCTGATCAGCGGTGATTACTACGGCGGCATCCGCATCAACATGCCGATGCTGTGGAATCAGATTCTCAGTCTCGGCGGCGGCCAGATGCTGCGCGGTGTCTTCCTGCTAGGTGAAGGCCCGATTGCCAGCATTGATGCGACAAACTTCGGCATCGGCTCCAATACGCTCAACGGCTACACGTTCGAGAACAGCAGCGCTACAGAAAAAGCAGCCCGCGTCACGGTTTACTTCAGCGCTGATGGCGGCAGAATCACTGGAGCGGATCGCGTTGCTGGTCGCACCAACGCCAACGACGATGGCAGCTCCAGCAGCGGCGACGTTTTCCAGGTGTACTGGGACAGCGCAGAGCGATCTGATTTCTGTGCATCATCCAAATCATCAACCCAAACCGCATTTGGTATTTACTCACCTATTGGTAACAACTTAATGTACAAAGTGAATCCAGTGCTGCGGCCTGGCGTTCGCAGTCAGATGAAGCCAACAAGTAGCGACGATGTTCGCGTGCGGTGCCCAGCTGATACTCAGCAAATGAACGCACGCGATAAATTTAGGGCGCCATTTACTACGTTTAGTGGGGCTCAATAATGAAAGCATTAGCGGAGATAGCGCTACACGAACTGCTAGTGTAGGTGATGTACTTACATACAAAATTTTTAGTGAATCCCATAAAGACGTTATATTTAACAACTATGACGCTCCTGACGCAGACAACGACGATTCGACAGCAAAAGAACGTTGCCGCTTCTGTGGCCTCCCAGCAAAAAACTTAGGGATGATGGTTTAGTCGTCGGTGAAGTTTACAAAATACGGCTCCGCACTCGGTGTATGCACAAGCCGCACATCGGAGCCGTTTGTCTCTGATGCGGATGTTCAGGGCGGCGCGATTGGTGTGACTGTTACCGCCACATTTGAAGTTATTCGCGCCGGTCAAGTTCGAGAACACAAGTTAAGCTATCTGACAGACACAACTGCGGTCGAGTCTGGTGCGTTGTCCGATTTACCTAACCGCGCTGTTGGCACAACTGAAGGTCATATTTTTAGATACGCCGTAGCTCACGCATCGACATCACGCCCGTGCCGCGCCGTTGAGATCGGACTTAAATCTACGCTTGGCGCACGTATCAACGGTTTATGTAATTTTCAGGAAGCAAAAAAGTATTCAACGATTGACAGGGACTTCTGCCAAGCATTTACGAATGAAGACGCGGACGATATTCTGAACATTTTCCACCAAAGCGGTGTAATTTCAACACCGTTTGAGCGGTACGCGTTCTTCCGAATCAAGTGGCGCGATTACGGCGATACCAACTGGAACTACTTAAACAATACATACGGCGCTCGCAGCGAATCACAGCAAGCAACTTTTAACTACATACGCTTTGAATTTGCGACTGATAAACAGCGCGAGTTTATGTTTGAACCCGTAGCGGGCTATGAGGTAAGAAATAGCCTAGACGGCGGATCAGTTCTGTATGTGTTGGATTACAAAAAAACCACGACAACTGTGTCCGAAAACGGTTGCGACGTAGTGTTTGCCGGTGGCGCGGTTGCGCGATCTGCAGATACTTTTGGCATCAACGAGGCTTCTGGCGTACCCGGTTTAGATAGCTTTTACAGCTATCTAACGCAGACATCAGGCCACACTCACGCGGCTGATGTAGCGGTTGAATTCACAATTCTTGCAGGAGAAACTACTGCTACAAATGTAGAGCTAGGTATTAGCACAAGCGATGAAGGCCAAATCAATTTACCGTTGCTTGTTGGGCAGGATTTTAGCGGCACATTGCCTGGCACTGACAGCGTTTTAGGAGCAGTCTCCGTCAGTGGATCGATGGAACGCACGTCTGGAGCACCAGACGAAGATGAATACTTCACTTTCACTGCAGATGCGGCTATGACAAATGACACGACATTTGCCGTTGGTGCTACTTTTACGGTGACTGGAGACAGCCGATACATTATTTACAAAGGACTGCCTAAGACTGATACAAATACCTACATCGACGATTACGCCAAGCTGGCGGAAACTTTTGTGTACTCAGAAATCAGCACCACAGCTAAAGGTGGCCCTGAGCACGAGATCGTTTACGTCAACGAGATCGTTCCAAACGACATCGTGCCGCTGTATGACGACCTCGCACTGGTTGGCATCAATATCCGTTCGTCTGCCGAATTTCAGCAGTTCGCGCAGTTCTCCGTCTATGTAACCGGCGGCAAGGAATGCACACGAATGCTCGGCGGCTCTGGCGCAACGCACCTATTCCCGGATGTTTTGTACGACCTAATGACAAACACCCGCTACGGCGCTGGTACGTTCATCAAGTCCTACATGATCGATACTACGGAGTTTGCTACTGCAGCGCAGTGGTGTCTAGACCGCAAGTATTTCTACGATGCCGCTGTTGCCGAACCGATCAATGTTCGGCAATGGGCAGCTGACCTAGCGGCGACACATTTTGCTGCAATTTGGTGAGATCGATGGTAAGTATTTCCTCCGGCCTGCGATTTCATTTACTGCTGTGACAATCTCTGGTTTGTTCACTGCAGGCAACATCGCAGAGGGTAGCTTCCAGCTTCAATACTTCGACCCTGAAGACCGTGACCCGATCCAAGTGTCAGCTCGTTACCGCGAAGAGCGCCCATCAACAGACCTAACCAGCCCCGGATTGTTCCCGGTGGTGCGTGAGGTGCTTGTGCGTGAAGCAACTGGATCGGGAACCGATCCGATTGAGCAACTTGACATGAGCGCCTACTGCACCAGCCGCGAGCACGCAATTGATGCCGCAAATTCTTGGT